ATGGGTGCAGAAGTCAAAATACGATGAACAATGAAATACGAAATTAAATACAAAGAGTTAACCGATTTTTTGAAATGCCCTATAACGGCTGCGGGTATGATCAGTGGCGGATTTACGAGTAAATAACTATCAAAATACGATACAGAATGAACGAAGCAAATAACTTACAATTACCTACAAACCCGACATCGGGTATAACCAATGTTATCAACCGTTTTATTTTAGACGCTTGCTGCGGTAGCAGAATGTTCTGGTTTGATAAAGCAAATCCAAATGTTTTATTTATCGACAAAAGAAGTGAAACCGTAGAGGCTAAGGATAGCAGCCAAAAAAGCGGAATAAGAACCATTGAAGTAAAACCTGATTTGATTGCAGACTTTACAGAAATGCCATTTGAAAATGAAGCTTTTGCAATGGTAGTATTTGACCCGCCACACCTTAAAACATTAGGGCAAAATAGTTGGATGGCTAAAAAATATGGAAGACTTCCTAATAACTGGCAGCCTATGATTCAAAATGGGTTTAATGAGTGTATGAGGGTACTTAAACCAAACGGAACACTTATATTCAAATGGAATGAACACGAAATTAACTCAAAGCAGGTTTTAGACCTTATACCTTATAAACCGCTTTTTGGACATACAAGTGGAAAACAGGCAAAAACAATTTGGATGGCCTTTATGAAGGGCGTGTCTTAAATGGTTGCCGATAACGTTGGTGGTATGGTTAGTTGCCGATTTCGGGCTACTTCCCTATCAAATTACACAGAATTACAAGCGGGTGGTAACGCTTCAATTTAGTACTAATACGGCAATTAACTATACCACGGGTTATAGCCAGTATTTTTTTTATCATGGAAAATAAAGAAATTAAATTTGAAAAAGAAAAAGTTGCAGTAATGCAGAAAATATCAAACGAAGTATTAAACGACCTTAAATTAGAGGTTTCTCAGGTTTCGGATGATTTTGTAAATGAAACTATGACAATGCGATTAACTGGCTTTATTTACTCGAATTTAGCCGATGAAAGAAACTTAGATTACTATTTTGACAGACCAACATTTTTAGATTGGTTACTCAGAAGAAAAAGAAAAGCAACATTTAATCTTAAAGTAAAAGATTTGCTGTTGAATGTTCCAAAGACAGATAATTCAATGAGAATCTATGTCGTTGAGCCGTCTTAATATTGGCTATAAAGTTGCCGACTTAAAAGCACATAATTATCAAACTATAAATACTTTAATAAAATGACAGAAACTACAAACACCCACGAAAACGGCAATTGCGCTAACCGTGTATTATGCGCCGTATTTGGACATAAGCCAGACTTTGACTTATTAATTGATAATAGGTTAAGAGGATTAGATGAAACACATTGCAAAAGATGTGGCCAAATACATAATACACGAGTTGTTGTTAGGCGCAACTGGAATAAATTTCATAAACGCCTGCACATTAGATTGATTGAAGCATTAAATAATAGCCAGTTCAAAGAGATGTTACGCCCTGAGTATCGCACTTAATATGGCGCATAAAGACCGGCGGCTTTGTGGTAGTTGCGTAGCAATTCCACAAAGCTGTGGTTATCGGACAGTCCCGCAGGGCTGTACGATAAATCACAAAGCCGCCGGTCTTTATCGGCAAGCCCGTAGGGATTGCCGATCTAATTAATAACATAAAACTTTAAATTATGATAAACCAACCAAATAAAGACAAAATAACTACCCCACCAAAAGGCAATAACGCTAATACTGTGTTAGCGGCTGGCATTTCGTACACAATAGGGAAATTCCAAGTGCTACTCAATGAATCAACGGGAGATTTACGGGTAATTGTTCATACAAATAGCGACAGTCTTAAAATTCAACCTAAGAGCGACAATAGTATCGTTCTTCATGCTTGCCGCTAACGTATTGCAGCTATGCGCTGTTGTGTATTGGCTTTGTGCGGTGTAAAATTGCGTATAGGTGCTGTTAGGTGTCTGGTTTTAAAAATAAAAGCGATGAAAAAACATATAGAACAAATAGAATGCCCTGAATGTGGCAAAAGACAAATAGCAACGGTATTACACACTTTGCCGTGGTGGAGTTATGTTCATCATTGCGTTAGTTGTAAATATACCATCATGGAAAGTGAATGGGTGTTGATTAACACAGAAGATGAATTGAAGCAAATCGAATTGGCAAATGATGTTGATGACGATTATTAGAGGTGCGGTGGGTTTATTTTTAAAACTTGCAGCTAACGTTTTGCGGCTTTGTGTCTGTTATTTTGCCTTGCAGACATTTCAAGCCTTAGATAAAATTTAATAGGCAAAATAATAGCACCAAACCGCTGTTAGTGGCTGGTGCGGTAAATTAAACGAAAATGTCAAATAGAAAATTACAACAAAATGAGATTGAAGCAATTACAACTCAATTGAAAGAAATTAATGAATTGCATAACGAGTTGTTGGATAGAACTCCAGAAGTCAATCCATTCACATTTCTTAAAATGTATAACGACTTAAAGCACGTTATTCAGGACTATAAATTTGAATTGGAACACAGTCGTAGCACTTGCCACTAACGACCGGCGGCTTTGTGGTAGTTGCGTAGCAATTCCACAAAGCTGTGGTTATCGGACAGTCCCGCAGGGCTGTACGATAAATCACAAAGCCGCCGGTCGTTATCGGCAAGCCCGTAGGGATTGCCTATAACGTCATAGCAGCTTTGCGTTCGTGCTGCATTTTGAAAACGAACGCTTCATTATATAAACAAATTTTGATATGGAAACGAATGTAAATAATACCACCGAACCGCAGCATGACGCAAAACTGCCTGTTAGCGGTTCGTTGCAATTTCGGAAACCGCTATGTTTAACTGTAAAATACGCCCTTGCTTTTGAATTTAGGGCATTGGTTGAGCAAATGCAAAATTGCAAAATAAAAAACGTAATTGAAATTAAATCGTGCGAATTGCTTCAATATTGGATTGAATGCCCTAAAGAAAAAGAGAATGAAATAACCGATATGGCTTTTATGACTTGGATAAAAAACCCAGTGTTCCAAAAATATTATCACGACACAAGGGCGTTTCAAGAAATAGCAGAAAAGTATGTTTCGGAGCGGTGTCAGCAATGAACGCTAACGATTACAGCTATGTTTAGTTGCTGATTTTGAAATACTAAACTATCAAATTACATAGAATTATGAACAACGAACAGAACTCCGAAAACCCACACAACCAGCAATTAAATATAGCTGGTGTTACCACCCGTTTTTGCTTTCATTCATGTAAATTTTTAAGTATTACAGAACATGAGCAAAATAGGTTAAAAACCAAAGAACCACATATTTGTGAACGATACAATAAGCATATTAAGCATAATGGATTTCACCCATCGCTTCCAATGTTAAGTGAATGCGATTATGATAATAGTGAACTTAGAGAAAAAAGATTTGACACACAAACGCCGCTATTTCTTTAAATGGGTGGTAATGGGCGGCGGCTTGCAGTAGTTTTGAGGCACGAATTTTAAATAAAAAATTAATTATGACAACATTAAAATTAGTAAACTTGATGATGCGGTCATCAGATAATAACCCATATAGCGGTAAGTTATCAAAGAAAGACAATGTATTGGCTGCAATAGAATTAGCCAAATTATGTAAAAACTTTGCAGATACAGGACAAACTGACGAAGCAATGGATATTGAAAGCAGCCAATGGATTGAAGTAATAGGTAAATTGAGAGATAAACTCCTTAATTGTGCCTAACGACCGGCGGCTTTATACTGATTATTTACGTATTAATAAAAACATAAATTATGAAAACAAAAGAAGAATATTTACAAGAAGCATACGGTTATAAATTTGAGGAAGATGATTTACTTAACCCTGCAATTATAGGAACATTAAATGCAATGGAAAAATACGCACAGGAAGTAGTAAATAATTTGGATAAAGCCGATGTTATAAAGTGCGTTGGCAATAGTGCGAAGGCTACGGTTTGTTGTAATGATTGCCCGAAATATAATAAATGTAATCCGCAATAAACAAACTGTTTTATAACTATGTTATTACACCAATTCAATAAATTGCACCATGTCGAAACTTTCTGAATACGAATCAAATAGCTTAGAAAAATTACAGAAATCGATCCACGATGGTAAGTTTTCTAACGCCGGATTGGTTCAATTAATTGAACTGGCCGGAGGGTATCTGAATTTAAAAACGATCCCGGAATATGCGAAGGGAAACAAAATGAGTTATAATGGAGTAAAAAAGTTCAGGCGTGTGATCACAATTTTTAATATAAAATTTGTGATTGATAATGAATAAAAACCGTGCCAAACTATTAAAATGTGATATTAATCACATATTGCAAAAATAAATCACTTTTTTCTTGACTTGTGTTAAGTAAATGCTTATCTTTGTATCATTATTAATCAATTAAAAACTTGCAAAATGAGAACACATGAAGAAATTTTAGGCAGCGATTTTGAAAAATTAAATTCAGAATTTCAGTTATACAACATGACAACACTAAGTATTAAGACTGGCGAATTAAAATTTTCAAAGTGGTTAGAAATGTTTCATTATAATGATTTTTTAAAAATAAAAAAAGCAACAATTAAAGACATAGAAGCCCAAAGAATAGAAATGGGTTGCGAATAAAATGAATAATAACCGATCCTGTTTCCTGCAAAGTTCACAAGCCTAACCGCTCCCGGTAACCGAAATGGGCCGGGGCGGTTTTACAAAAATAAAAACAATTTAAACGGAAAATAAAATGAGCAAATTAAAAATAGGTCAAAAAATAGAGGTAAATGTTGAAATACAGCCAGAAAGTGAATACTGGGAAAAAGGATATTGGAAAATTCCAAAAGGACATAAATCAACCGTTGAAGATATTGACGACGAAGGTAATATCTTAATCGAATATATCGAAGCGACATTTTGGGTTGATAGTAGTTTTTTAAATGCTATATAACGGCAGATCATAAACATACTAAAAGAAAAGGAGGCTAAATAATGGCTAAAAAAAATAAACATCGTTATTTTGTAACGTTTACCAGTGCTTTTTATTCTGAAAACGACAAGCAGATATTATCTGCAATGGAAGATCAAAAAAAACAGGCGTTAAAAAATGATAGCCCTGTTGAAATAAATTCAATTGTCCGTAAAGACTTTGGCGAAGTAACCGAAACGGTTGTTTTTGGTGAAAGCTGCGACAGGTGCATGAATGAATCTCTGATTAATAACCGGTGTTATCCTTGTACTGTTTGTCCTAATTCTTACACATCTAAATTTAAGGAGGCTAAATGAGTTTAACAACCCTAAACGAAAAACTCCGAGGTCAAATAAGCCCAATTACCCTGTACCATTGCGCTGACTGTAACGAATATTTCAATGCTGATGGCGAATTTGTAAGGCTTGAACATTATGAGGATTATGAACGCTTAGACCTGCTTACCATTGAGGAAAAGCAATGTCAAGACTGCAAAGAATTCTATATGAACGAAAACCAAAATAATTAAAACTATGAACTTAGAAGAATTAAAAAAAGAAATGCCCTACCAATGGAGGGTACAATCATTCAGCAAAAACAAGCCATCCTGCTCCTGCGTTGCCTATATTGATGCAAGGGATGTAATGGATAGGTTAGACCTTGTTTGTGGTGCCGGTAACTGGCAGGATAAATTTGAGGTTATAAACGGTCAATTATTCTGCCATATCGGTATTTTTGTAAATGATAAATGGGTATGGAAAACAGACACCGGAACGGAATCGCAAACAGAAAAAGAAAAAGGGCTTGTATCTGATGCCTTTAAAAGGGCAGCCGTAAAATGGGGTGTTGGTCGTTTTCTTTACAATTTGGAAGTACAGTATATTGATGCCAACGAAGTAAAGACAACTTCAAATTATCCTTATCCGGTAGATAAACAAGGTAAAAGAATTTACGATTTAACAAAACACATTAATTCATTAAAAAAGTAAAACTATGGAAACAGCATTATCAACATTATCAGTATTGCCAAGCAATAAAGAGCAAAGAGAAGCCTTTATTGTAATGGCAGTAAATGAAATCTGTAACGGTGAACAAAACCCGTTATTGATAGATTTAACCCTAAAATCAGCTATTGACACCCTCGATGAAATAAGGAAAAACAACCGTGTAAAATCGCTGGTTATGTCCGAAGCTGACAAGTATTCTGAAAAAACATTTTTAGTTGGAAATTTCAGGATAACTAAAACTTCAAAATCAACAAATGATTTTTCAGGATGCGATCCACACCTCGACAGTCTTTATACCCAAATGGAACAGTTAAAGGTACAAATTAAAGCCCGTGAGGCGTTAGTTAAGACCGGAGTGGATTCAAGTACCGGAGAGGTATTTAAACCCGTTAAAACGACTGTAAATGAGTTTTTGAAAATAGAACTTATTAAATAAATTTTTCACGAAACAATAAATTTAAAAACTTAAACAAAATGACACCATTAGAAAAACAGCAAAACTTTAAAAAGGAACTTAAACAACTATTAAAAAAATATGGTGCTGAAATATCTCTTGAAGATTTTGGCAGAAATTATGATGTTGACAATAAAATAGTAGTTGATTTTGAATTTGATGAAAGCCTTTATAACGAAAATGGAACAGGTATTATTCCACAGTTAATTTTAGGTTATTACGAAACATATAAATAAACCCTTAAAAATGAAAATTCAAAAAATAACAATAGTTCCGGCCAGCCTCGAAGTGGATAAATCCGAAATCGAACCTATCAGACAAAAACTGATTAAAGACTATTCAGGTAAGGTTTACTTTGAGACCACAGGCGAAGTGGTCGCTGATTGCGTAATTGAAAAAGAGTTAAAAGAAAAAATAAGTATTGACAAATTTAAAGAAATGAAAGGGAAAAGAGTATGATAGGAAAAAAGACAAAAGAAGAATGTTTATTAATGAACGGAATTATTGGTTGTGATTTAGGTAAAAATCAGGCACGAATAATGAAAGCAATGGATGATTGGTCGGAAGATCAACGAAGTGAACTATTGTTTGCTTTTGCCAATGCATTAAATAAAGAATGTGGATTTCCACTAAACTCAGAAGGATTTAAGGATTACATAAATGAATTTTTAAGTAATATTTAAAATTATGAAAGTAACAGATTTAAATGATAATGTATTTGAATTAACAGACGATGAGGTAAAATATTATAGAGCCTTAATAAGACTAAGTAATATGAAAACCGGAAGAATACGACTGTTTGCAAATGGCCAAATTGACATACGAATAAATGGCGTTTCAGCAAATCATTCATTTGAAATGACACATATTCAATGTGATGGTGGAGACGGTGGTGATAATTTTGATTAAATTTGATAAACTACAAAACAGGTAAAAAAGAATTAACTTTTTTTAACAGAATCGTATCGTTTTTTATTTATAAATTTGTAAAAAAACTGAAAAAATGACACCAAAAGAAAAATGTGATGAATTTGTAAAAAGGTTTAACGATGCTCAGGATGGAAGGTCGGTTATGGGTCAGGGTGGAAAAAAATGCGCCTTAATTTGCGTTGATGAAATATTGAGAGCCCTCGATGAACAAAAAACTTTTACGGCGCACAAAATACATACGGAGCGTTACTATAATGAAGTCAAAAAAGAAATTGAAAAACTATGAAAGCCAAAATAATTAACGAACTTGGCATTTATAACCCGGAACTTGCCGACCTGAAAGCCGACAGAATAATAGACATTGTGATTGCCTGGCTAACCGAGCGAGATGTTGAACATAAATCAGCTAACCGGAATCATATTTCGGACGTGTTACCGGAGTTGCATAAAATGAAAACGAAACCGGCCCCGGAGCCGGAAACATTTAAACCGGACACTGAGCAGCCAAAAATGATTTTTAAAAATCCGTTTAACGATGTAATTTATTAAAATTAAAAATTATGGATATAGAATATTTAAGAAAAAAATTTACAGATGAATATTCAGAAAATATAAAATCCGAAATTACATCATATAATCCAGATTATGTCCGGTGGTTGGAAATGAAAATTATAAAAAATTATTCACGAGAATCATATATTTACAAATTGGAATTATTGGTAGAATTTCAAAATTTTGCAAAAAAGCACAGTGATGGGTTTTTTACAATACCGGATGTAACAATAAATGATTTTTTAAAACAATATGAATAATATAAAAACAAAAAAACCATGAAAAAAGCAAAAATTGAAAAAGAAGTTGAAAAAACTGTTACTTTTAGACAGATTTACACCATTCAATATACCGAATATTCAGACGGTAGCAGGACGCTGAACAGAACAAATGACGGCTTTAATGCCCTTGAATTAATGGGAGCCTTAGAAACCGCCCAACGAGATATTAGGCAGCAAATGCTTGGACTTATAAAGCCCGATGTTGTAAAACGAACCGTTATTGTAGATTAATAATTTAAAAACAAAAATTATGACAGCATTAAAATCATTACGATTAGCAAGAATACAGGCGGTAAAAAGCTATGAATTTCATAAGGAAAAATCAGAATGTGGTGACGATATTTATTTAATGAATATTCAAAAACGTAGAATGCGTGAGGATTTGGCATATATTAATGATTTAACGAAAGCTATTAGTATTATACAATCTTATAAAAGTAAATTATGAAAAACAAGAATCCAGAACCAGTAATAAATTATAAAGGATGGGCGTATTTTGCTCCCGATAACGCCATACAGGTTAGATCAATAGCCAGTACAAAAAGTGTTTCACGTCAAATGATAAGCCGTTTTGAAGACTACACATATTTAGATTACGAAAAAAAAGGCTACTATTTGAGCAAGATCGTTGTAAATATAGCCATAGTAAAAAAATAATTTAAACAATGATGCTATTTACAAAAGGTAATATTTGTATTAAACAATGATGAAAAACTGGTATCGGTTTTACCGAGGTCAGGTAGTTAATAGGTTGTTACATCACTTTTTTAAATTTATTTCAAAAAAAACTTGCTTTAGTTAATTTTATATTGTACTTTTGTTTCGATTAAAGAGAAAACGTCCAATGAAATCAGTAATCAATTTAACATTTTATAAACCCCATTCAAACTGGGAGCAATGTAAATCGGGCTTTGGACGGCCTTCTCTGCATTCGCTCCCTTTTTGTTTGGGTATTTTTTATGGAATATAAAGAACAGATCAAAAGCCCGAAGTGGCAAAAAAAACGCTTAGAAATTTTAAAGCGTGATGAGTTTACCTGTCAGGAATGCGGTAACAAAGAATTAACCCTACACGTTCACCATAAGCACTATAATAAAGGTGCGAAAATCTGGGAATACGAGGGATGGGAACTCACTACATTGTGCGAAAATTGCCATTCTAAAACGCATGAAAAACCTAATGTAAAATACACACATCCACTTCAAGAAGAATTAGATTCTATAATGAGAATAATTATTGATAAAGACCAAGACACATTAATGCTTATTGATAGTTTTTTATATCACATACTTCAAGAAAATACAGGAAACGAGTTGTTAAATATTTTTCTTTATATGCATGCAAGGAGTGCCGAAGATATTATTCTTTTTAAACTAAAAGAAGCACAACAGCATATTAAGTTAATGGAGGATATCGATGATTTAAAGAGAATTTTACAGGAAAACAATATTACCGGAAACTTACCTTTTTAGTTATGGAATCAAAAATTAACCTGTTTAAACAATTTCGGGCTTATTATAGCTTTGTTTTTAATTCTGATCATAATATCACACCTATTCATTCAAGCCTTTATATGTTTCTATTAAATCAAAATAACCGTGCTAACTGGATAGAATGGTTTAAATGTCCGTATGATACGGCTATGCATGGAGCGTTAATTAATTCAAATAAAACATATTATAAAACATTAAATGATTTAGTTTCTTTCGGATTAATTGAAGTTATAAAAGGTGTTAATAATTACAAAGCCCCAAAGATAAAAATAATAAAACTAAAATATGATAAAGATGAAGAAATACAAACGCCTGAAATACAAGTTCCTGAAAGTAGTAGTAGTGTAAATATTACTCAGCTACTTACACAACTACCTACACTGGTAACTACACAACTGACTACACAGCTGACTACACTGGTAAGTACACATAAAGATAGACCTATTACTAAAATACTATTAACTATACACTATAAGGATGATAATATAAAAACGTGGAAAAATGATTTTGAAATTTATAAAAAAGAATTATCAGAAGCATATAATAAATTAATTTCAGATAGCAATTATATTTCAGAACGTCAAAATTACCATCCCGGAATTGATATTTTAAAATCACTTGAAAAATCATATATTGATTATTGGATTAAAGAATCCGGTTGGAAAAATAAAAAACAAAGCAGGAGCGTAACTATTGATTGGATGGCAACATTTAATAATGCTCTTTCAAGTAAAATGAATCAGGTTTGGAAAACAAAAGAACAGATAGAATCGGAACATAAAAAAACGTATTAATGGACACAGTAAGAAAAAGAACAAAAAAACAGGATGCCGAAGTATCGCTACTTCAATACGGAAAAATACCGCCTCAGAGCGTAGAAGTTGAAGAGGTTGTATTAGGTGCATTAATGCTTGATAAAAATGCTTTTGAATTAATTTCAGAAACTTTAAAACCGGAAGTTTTTTATAAGGAATCACATCAACAAATTTTTACAGCAATAAGTAATCTTTATAAAAATATTGCACCTATTGACATTTTGACCGTTACGGATGAGTTAAAAAGATTGGCAAAATTAGATGTTGCAGGTGGGCCGTATTACATTGCTCAATTAACCACAAAGGTTGCCAGCGGTGCAAATATTGAATATCATTCAAAGATTTTAAAACAAAAATGGATTTCAAGGGAATTGATCAGAATTTCAGGCGAAATAAGCCAAAGGGCATTTGAGGACACGGACGATGTCTTTGAAACCATTGATTTTGCAAATAACGAACTTTTTAATGTTACGAATTTTGATAACGTGAAAGTTATTGAAATGTCAGAAAACATTAAGGAATATTTAAAATTCATTCAATTAACAGCCGAGGGCGTATTAACTGGAATACCTACTGGATTAATCGCTGTTGACAATCACACAAAAGGATTACAACCGTCTGATCTTACAATTATAGCTGCTGAATCATCACAGGGAAAAACCGCCTTGGCTTTAAATATGGTTTACTTTGCAATAACAAATGGATATCCGGTATTTTTTGCCAGTTATGAAATGTCAAATATTCAACTTACCGGACGGCTTGTTTCTGTTGGATGTGAAATGCCGCAGGATAGGATAAAAGAGCAATATTTTACCACTACTGAAAAAACGAAGTATGAACAAATTTTGCAAGAAATCAATGATTCTGAACTTTACCTATACGATATTAAAAACAATAAAGTTGAAAATCTTATTGCCTCGATAAGAAAGCACGTTGTTAAATTCGGGATTAAACTTGCCGTTGTTGACTATTTACAGCTTGTCTCTGGAGACAAAAAGAAAAACAGGGAGCAAGAGATAGGCGAAATATCAAGACTGCTTAAAAACACCGCCAAAGAGTTAAATATTCATATTATGGCGTTATCACAATTAAGCAGGGAAAAAGACCATTTCCCAACAATTAACAGGCTTAGGGATTCTGGGCAAATTGTAGAGAGCGCAGATAATGTAATTTTAATTTACCGGCAATCTGAATTTATTAGAGAGGGTTTTTCAGAAACTTATAAAGATGGAACGCCTGTTGACGGTGTTGCTAAAATTATCTTTGCGAAAGGCAGAAATATTGGCACTACTGATTTTTATTTGAAGTTTAAAAAAGAAATTACAAAATTTAGCGATTACGATACTTTTTAACCCATACCCCAAAATAAAATATTTTATAAATTTAAAAAACTAAAAACGATGAAAAAAACAAGCGAAACAATTTTTAGATGTGATTTTTGCAACAAACCAATGTTTGGCAAAGGTGCAATGTCGAGACATGAAAAATTCTGCAAAAGCAATCCCCATAATGCTCACAAATGTTTTGAGTTTTGCAAGCATTTGAAAATGACACAGGAATATGAACATGATGATTATGGCAACAAAACAGGTGGTACCGAAATGCTATGTATTAAAAGAAATGTTCAGATGTATTCTTTTAAATTTGAAAAAAACACACGAAAACCAATTAACGCACTTGATGGCCTTGAACGTATGCCTTTAGAATGTGATTTGTTTGAATGTATGAATAATTGGGATAATGCCATCACCATTCTACCATATTAACCAACGCTGGCAAATAAACGGCAAGACAGTCGAGATAATTGGATTTATTTTCGAGTGTGGCAAAGTGGTAGAATATCAGCTATTGATTGAAAATGTTAAATACAAATGCAGTGCAAATAAATTTGAAAACGAGAAAAAAACGCAAATATGAAAGACAAGGATTTAAACAAAATTGTTGATTTGGCTTATGTTGGTGGCGGGTGGCTCCCGGCAAACGACCTTGCAAAAGAAATTTCAGAACTTTCAGGCAGGGGACAAGTTCACAGCTTTATAGAATGCACTGCCAGGGACTTAAAATTTCACAGGTGTTATATGTCGCTTATAAGTTTTATTTACGACTACTTGCCGGAACGATTCAAAAAACGTGTTAAAAAACAGGCGTTCTATCAATGGCTAAAACACTTGCAGGGAAAATATAAGATTCTTTATACCTTTGCTGATGGCACTACTTTTATCGAATATGAAAGCATTGCATTTGGTAAAATGTCGCAATTACGGTTCAAAGAATACGTAAAAGAGCAGTTGCCGTTTATCTATACAGAAGTGATAGGAAAATTCTTTGATGGTGAAATTTACGACAATATCATTGATACCATTGAAGAAGAATACAAAAAGTTTATGGTAAAACTCGATTATTAAATTAACAATTTTTAACTTTTTATATTTGCAATTTTAAAACGGATATTTGTACCTTTACAGAAAAATAAAAACTATGAAAAAATCAATAATAATCGGACAAAAATTATATTCATACGGTAATCAAATAAGAGAGTATACCGTTGATAACATTGGCAAAAAATACTTTTATGTCAAAGAAAATTTTAGGATAAAATTTGACATTGGAACGCTAAGATATACCGATAAAAAATACGGTCATCACATCCAATTATCTCTTGATAAACAGGAAATATTAGACATCCATGAAAAAGAAAAGTTGCTTGGAAAATTACAAAATCATTTTCAATTTTCTGGTAAGGGAAATTATGAAACATTAGAAAAATTAAGAGAAGTTGTTAAACTTTTAAATTTGTAACCCCATGCGCTCCCGAATCCTATCAATAATCCTGCTTTCAATCGGACTGCCGATATCCTACATTTCGCAGTCCAAACCTGTAAAATGGATAAAATACCTTTGCGGTGAGTTGTACATTCTTAAAATGCTCTTAGAATGTCATTTCTGGGCGTTTATAGGGTTTATTTCAATCCCTTTTATAAGATATGCCACTAAAAGGAAATTTAGGATTGAGCAGACTAAAATTAAAAGGTTAAACGAAAAAATAAAAAAAAGGTATTTTTGAAATGGAAGAATTAAACGAACTTTACAGCAGAAAATCAGCAGCCAAAAGCCTTGCTTATGCGATTGTGCTATTGGGAATGATTGGAATTATGTTGACGTTGTTGTTATGTGTAATTTTTTAATAACGGTCGAGGCTAAGAATAGGCAGGGATAACGAGCGACACCCTTTCAGCCTACACAAATGATAAAACGAAGCTCACAGGCTTGATTAAGCACATACGCCCTGCTTATTTTTAGCCTTTGTTATAGGGCGTTTATTCTTAATCATATGGAATATCAAATTGACAGAGCCAACATTGAAAAAATAAGTTGGTCAAATGAAACACTTAGAATTTATTTTACAAGCGGACAAATAGTTGCTTACCAAAATGTACCCGAAGGAATAGCCGTTGGAATGGCACAAGCACCATCGGCAGGTAGTTATCAACGACTGTATATTTGCGGTAAATATAGTTACATTGTTGAAAAACAGTCTGAAATGAAAGAACAGAATATTAAATTGATGCACCACAAAGATACTACGGTTGGATTATGGGCAACGGATAGACCTGATTTAATACCTGAAAGTATCAAAGACTTATTTTTTCAAATCATTTACGATGATGCAGGTTTTTAAATGCCCTATAACTATTGTATAACCGTACCTTAAAAACAAAAACAAAATGAAAAAACTTAAACAACTCGGATTTTCGGAAACAGCGATAACAACCCTCAAAAAATTAGGCTTTACACCCGAAGCGATAAACCATATTATTAACCAAAACCGCAACTGCCCGGATGGGTGGGTTGTGCTAAATTCGTAGAAAAAATGGAAGCAAACGAACTGAGAATTGGAAATATAATAAACTATTCTAATAAAAAATACACATATTGGGTTGATGAACTTATTGGGCAAACCGATATTGTTACAAAAGAAACATACAATATGGTGCATAGTGGCGAATTAATGGAATATGAACCAATACCATTAACCGAAGAATGGCTTGTAAAATTAGATTTTGCTGTTTTTTTAATTAAAAAAAAATATACCATAATTTGCAAATTTGGGGAACCTAATAATAGAATTAATGCAACAAAAAACGGATTTTATTACAAGGTGTATAACGGAACAATAAAAATTAATTACGTTCACCAACTCCAAAATCTTTACTTCGCATTAACCGGAAAAGAGTTAACCAATGCAAGTTAAGCGACCACGTTACCGTAAACGCTGGGTAGATATAACCCCGGAATTGAAAAATGAGATTTACTACAAATGGTACACTTCGGGGAAAGACGGTAAAATACTTGCAGAAGAAAACAACATATCAGAAGAAAATATTTCAAAGATAATAACGGACAAATTAAATGATGGATTTAAAAGATGAATAAATACCGAAACATCAAAACTACGGTAGATAATATCGTTTTTGACAGCCGTAAGGAGGCAAACTACTATAATACCCTTAAACTGCTCAAACGTGCAGGAGAAGTAACGCTAATTGAATTACAGCCAGAATTTCCGTATAATATGTTTTGTACGGCTCCTGATATTCCTGGAATAAGCATGGTTTATTCAAAAATCTATAAATATATTGCTGATTTCCGAGTAACATACAAAGATGGCCATGTAGAAATCGTTGATACGAAAGGATTTGCAACTGCCGAATTTAAGCGCAAACAGAAAATTGTTGAAAAAATATACGGAATTAAAATACTGCTCAAGTGAAAGCCCATATTAAAAATTACCTCGACCACTTTGGACTAATACCCGGTGATTTTATTGCCTGTGAGCGATGCAGCGCACCGTGCAACGACTTTCATCATATCGTTTACCGCTCACACTTCGGCAAAAAAGAACAGGATAAATGTGATTCAGTTTTGAATGTAATTGCTTTGTGTCGTGATTGCCATGATTTAGCACACGCTGAAAAAATAAGTAAGGAAAAATTACAGGAAATCCACAATAAGAACTTGAAAAATGGCGGATAACGGTAATAATAACAGCAGGCGGGACTGCATTAACCCGAATTAACAGTACAGACTTTCACCCGCTTGCTGTTATTTAATGTTAGGGTGTCGTTTATTATTATGTCAAAAGAAAGATATTCAATCAGAACAAATAAAGAAAATGGATTAATAAATGTGTTTTTTGGAACAATGTATTGCAATTCATTTAATACAAAAAAAGAGGCGAAGCAACACATTAAAGATATGAAAAAAAGGTATCAGTGTGTTTCTTAAATGCACCCTAACACCAAAACTGCTGTAGTGTATTCATTACAACAGTTGACCGTTAAAAGCCGTTTTAATGGCTAAATTGTTAACAAAAGTTAAAAACCTTGCTTAAAAAGAATTAAATGTTTTACTTTGTGAAAAAATAAACTATGAGAAAAATAAAATTTTTAATAAGGCTTATAAACCTGCCGTTATGGATAGCTATTCAAATTATATGGAAGGTATTTGAGATATTTATTAACGCTTATTTTTGGCTCCTATATGGTGGTCAGGCTGTAATTTTTAAAAGGCTTATGCCGGAAGAAAATGTTGCAACACTTCTAAATTATTTAAAGAAAAAATATGATGAAGAAAATAGCGACACAATATGAAAACTAAAAAGTGTTACGACACCGACCAATGCTTTGCCCGCTCCTGTCAGGACTGCGAAAAACCGCATGTACCTGATGAACAGTCGATAAAACAGCGGAACGAAAAAATATTGTTAATGTCGATGGAGTTGAAAAAACTAAATATATGCCAATAAGCGAAGTTTATAATGTTGATTGCGTTTCCTATATGAAAACTTGTAAAGACAAGCAGTTTGATTTGGCTATTGTTGATCCGCCTTATGGTATTGGTGCAGGTAGTGTGAATTTTCAGAGCGGAACAAGAAAAAGACCAAGTAAATTTCACAAAGTAAATGATTGGGATAACGCAATACCATTAGAGGAATATTGGAAAGAACTTTTTAGAATTTCAAAAAACCAAATAGTGTGGGGTGGCAATTATATGACTGAATTTTTACCGCCTTCGAGATGCTGGGTTTTTTGGGATAAAGGAACTGGGGACAACAGCTATGCAGATGGAGAACTTGCATGGTGTAGTTTTGATAAAGTAGTAAAGAAATTTACTAAATTTTGGAACGGCGGCAATGCAAAAGAAAAAGGGGATTTGGATAGAGTACACCCAACACAAAAGCCGATACAACTTTATGAATGGTTACTAAAAAACTATGCAAATGAAAACGACACTATCTTTGATTCACATTTAGGCAGTCAGTCAAGCAGAATAGCAGCGTATGATATGGGATTTGACTTTTACGGATGCGAACTTGATAAAGACTACTTTGAAAGTGGCTGTAAAAGGTTTGAGAATTTTAAGGCGCAATTAAAACTTTTTTAAAATAACCCCCACGTAAAACAAACAAAATAAGTATCTTTACAAATAAAACTAAAACACATGGAATGGAATAGTATTAAAGATAAAAAACCACTTGCATATCTTTCAGGTGATTGGGATGGTAAAAAAAGTGATAAGGTATTAGCCTATGCAACTGATGGAAATTATTATGTCGTTGAAATGTATGAAGGTATTTTAGATGGTTATGAATTTTGCGATTTCTATGCCTCTGATGGGTGCTATCATATTTCTAAAATACTATTTTGGTCAGAAATCGTTTCACCTGTTTAATTTTAAAAACAATTAAAATTTTGCTAATCAAATAAATATTTGTATATTTGTAACTTAAAAACTTAAATTATGACAACAACACTAATTATCATTATTGGATTCCTGTTTATAGCAGTAGTAGTCCTTTTTTCAACGATTGCGGTTTATCTGCATATAAGAATGGACAACATCGTTAAAATTGTAAATAAAAACGGTTCAGAAAATTGCAAAAACCACAACATTTTTAACGAAAATATTAGCGAATTATCAAAGGATCTAGAAACATTGAAAAAAGACAAATAAAATGTCAGAAAAGATTTATCCAAAAGGAATAAACACCTTTGCAAAACATGAAAAAGCCCCGGACTTCGTACTGGGGACAATAGTAATCAATTTAAGCACGTTTAACGAGTGGATAAACGGAGATGGTAAACAACACCTGAGCGACTACAAAGGTTCGCCACAGCTAAAATTGCAGGTATTACAGGGAAAAGAACGGCTTAATATCTTGGTTGACACTTACAAGGTGCCAACAAGAGCGGAAAACTTAAATAACGTGGCAAAAAATGAAGTTCAGAAAACCGATGATGATTTACATTTTTAAAGCTACACAATGGACGTAGAACAAAAAGACGGCAAAGTCTATCTAAGGCGAAAAATAAACGGAATAAAAATTTCTTTAATGTCCGCTCCAAATATCGCACGTGGTGAAGCTGTAATGATTTTGAACGGAAAAGACTATAAAAAAATCACAAAAAACTTGCTTTTTGAAAAATAATTATTAACTTTGTAAAAAAAAATTATGGCAACAACACAAAATCAAAACACAGGTGCAGGAATCGTTCAGATAATCCTATTGGTAATTTCAATTTTCGCAATTATTTACGCTTTAACGGTATTGTTTTAATTATCTGAAAAATACAGAAAAATACAGGAAATGAAATTTAAAAAAGGTGAAAGCGGAAATCCAAAAGGCAAACCACTTGGTGCCGAAAATCATATCACAAAAGATATTAAGCAGGCATACAAAGAACTTATTGAAAACAATGTTGACAACCTTACAAAATGGCTTAGCGATATTGCAAAGAATAATCCCGAAAAAGCTATTTATATACTGATAAACCTTTCAGAGTATGTAATTCCAAAATTAGGGCGTATAGATTCCGATTTAACCACTAAGGGCGAAAAAATAACCCAATCACAATACGACCTATCAAAATTATCAGTAGAAGCCTTAAAAGAGCTTAAAAATGCCAAAACAGATATTTGATTCTGTTGAAATTAACAGGCTTATTTGTACTAAATCATTTTGGGAGTTTGAAAAGTATTTAACCCCTGCTTTTTTCAAAGACGATAGGGAATATTTAAAAACCATTGCTGACACCTTACAGGCGTTATACGAAGGAAAACTACTAAAACCAGACGGCAGTCCATATAAAAAGTTAATGCTGAATATGCCACCCCGAAAGGGCAAAACATTCACACTTGCTAACTTTTGCCCGTGGTTGCTTGGTATAAATCCTTCTGAAAAAATACTCACAACGTCTTACAACGAAACACTATCAATTCGTTACTCGAAATCAGTCAGGGACACAATAGAGCAAACAAAATTAGACGGAACAAAAGGCGTTTATTCCGATATATTTCCTAATAATAAGATAAAGTTTGGTGATGCCGCGGCTCAAATTTGGTCATTAGAAGGGCAATATTTCAGTTATTTAGGATCATCTTTTAAAGGAACGCTTACTGGTTTTGGAGGCTCTGTTGGAATAATTGACGACCCTATAAAAAACAGAGATGAAGCATACAACGAAAGGGTTAAGGAAGAGCAGTATCTTTGGTATAAGGACACGTTTTTAAGCCGCTTAGAAGAGGGTTCAATACAAATAGTTAATATGACACGCTGGGCAACCAACGACCTTTGTGGGCGTATTTTAGAAGACCAGCCGGGCGACTGGTATCAACTTGTATTTGAAGAAATGGATTCAAACGGAAATATGCTATGTGAAGAGTTGATGAGCCGTGAAACCTATGAAGATAAGCGAAAAAACACATCAAAAGAGATTTTCTTTGCAAACTACCATCAACAGCCTATGGATATTGAGGGCCGGTTGTATAAAACATTGAAGACCTACAAAGAGTTGCCATTTGGAGCGGTCAAGAACTACACCGACACGGCAGACGAGGGCAACTGTTATCTTTGTTCAATATGCTACATAGAACACAACAAAGAGGCCTATATTGTTGACGTGCTTTACACAGGTGCTGGTATGGAAATAACCGAGGGCAAAACTGCAGAAATGTTATTGAAGACAGGCACCAATTTGGCAATGATAGAATCTAATAACGGGGGTAAGGGTTTTGCACGGGCTGTAAAAAGAGAATTGCAAGACCGTGGCGACAACAGGACTGTTATAAAATGGTTTTCACAGACAAAAAACAAAGATGCACGAATTTTAAGCAACTCGGCGTGGGTGCAGGAACACATCTATTTTCCTGATGACTGGAATACAAGATGGCCAGAGTTCTACAAAGATGTTTCTGGTTACACAAAAGACGGCAAAGGACAAAAACAGGATGCCCCGGATGTGCTAACTGGAATAGCTGAACAATTTGGAGCGTATAGGTTGAACTTTATTTAAAAACTGACTTTGAAAAATGAAAAAGCGGTGTTTTCCCGGGATATTTTGATACTGGCCATGTAATTTTATGTTAATTTAACAATTCATTAAGAAATAAAAAACCACGTTAAAAATAAATTTGCTTTTATTCAAAAAAAAATAGTATATTTGTAGCTTATGAAATATTATCAAATATCAGAGCAGGATTTACAGGTTGTTTTGTATTATGCACTTTTGTTTGATTATTTCGTAAAACCCGAAAACCTTAATTAATGGCAGAAAACATCATTACACAAGAAGCGGCAATTGATATTCTTTACAACACAATACTAACAGGCAAACGACACGCACTATATGACAGGTGTGTTGAGCTGACAAATGAATACAAGGCGTATTCTTTGGGTATTGGTATTGATGACAAACTTCACAGGTTTACATCCACAGAAACAGAGGAAGCCTTTGAACTCCGTAAAGAGATAACGGTAAACATCTGTAAAAGTATTGTGAATGGCTCGATGTCTGTTTTCAACCGGGTGCCACGTACCGAGGCGGTGAAAGTTGAATGGTTTGCTAAAGATGTTCCCGAATTTCAAAAAGTACTTGATTATTTCGGGCGGTATGGTTTTGACCAGTACCTTGCAAACAGGCTCCCAAAACTTTGTGAGATTGATCCCAATGCTTTCATAGTGTATGAATTTACCGGAACCGATGGTAAGAAATTAGCACAGCCATATCCTTATGAGGTTTATTCAGAAAACGCAATTGACTTTGAGTATAAAAATGCCGATTTACTTTATCTGGTAGATTGGCAGGAACTACCGATAACCGAAGAATCAAACAAAAAGAGTTTAAATAAATACACAATTTATACAGCAGACGGGGCCTGCACTTTTATTGAGCAGCATAATGACCGTTCAATAATGGTCAATGTTTTTGAGAATGAAAATTTAATAAATATCGGTGATACTACATACCAGGTATTTATCCCACAGGCTTATAATTTAGAGCAAACACCTGCAACACAGGTAGGATATTTGACCGATGACGAATACAACGGTAAATGTTTTGTTAATCAGTATCATTACGGGATTCCTTTTTTGGATAAGTTACTGAAAACAAATTCAGAGCTTGATATTACGATGTCAAGACACGCTCACATGCAAAAGATTCAGTATGTAAGGAAATGCACCGCTGACGGGTGTGCTATCGACACAGACGGGGTTTACAAAATAGACGGGCATTGCTGTCATACTTGCGAGGGAACAGGAATAATCGACGTTACAAGGGGCGGTTTAGAATTTATCTATTTACCATTACCCGACAGTCCGCAGGATATTGTTTCACTTGACAATATAGTGAAATACATTCAAATCCCTGTTGAGGTTGCCAACCTGCAAAAAGACTACATTCGTGAAATGGTTGATTATTTCCGAAAAGCAATTTTCAACACGGATATTTTCAGTAGACAGGAAATAGCAGACACGGCAACGGCAAAGATTTTAGAAACTGAAAACCTTTACGATACGCTTTATCTTTATGCGGTAAATTACTCAATGGTAAAAGAAGAAGGGCTTTATATCATTGCCGACATCATAGACCGTGAAATTGAGGTATTAGTTAAAGTTGGCAAAGACTTCAAATTACTAAACAAAACCGAACTTTTGACAATGTTGCAATCAGCACAAACAGCCGGTGCAAATGATGAAGTAATAGGATTAATAAACAAAGAATTGGTTAGGTCAATGGGTGGGGATGAAGTGCTTTACGATTTACAGCGTAGGTTAATACCGTTTTCAGGTAAGACAAAAGAGATGGTTATGCTTACATTGTCGCAGTTAAAGACAAATGATAAACTCCGGTTAAAATATATGCTTGGAAACGACATCTTAAAGGAACTTGCGGATAATGATCCGAAGTTTTTAGAGCTGAATTTCCAAAAGCAAAAGGAACTTTTTGAAGCGGAAATTGACAAGTTTGTAGAAGCGTATAAACCGACACCGACAAATCCGTATTTGGTGGATACCAATCCAGATAACGTAGTAGTTGAATAATGCCCGAAAAATTAACAGTTGAGCAATTAAGGAAGCAATACGCTAAAAAGCTGGACTTCATGGATCAGTCTTTAAGCCTGTTTGATTCCGACATTCAAAGACTGCAAAAAGAACTACTCAATTTCTTAATTACAGGCGTTATAGTAGAACTTCAAACCGAGAACGGTATAATACTCCAGTCAGCTAAAAACATCCAAATATTAGACAATTTCAGCAAAGAAATGGAGCTTTTTAAAAAGAATTTTGCAGATTCGGTTTTTAAGCGGTTAGGTGAAAACATGATCAAAACAACCGGGTATACATCTGATTACTTCCGGTTAATGTCAAGTAAGCAAACCATATCAAATATTGAGGACAAAATTCAGAATATTGTACGAATTGCCGGGGTTAATCCTGACGGCACGTTAGTAAAAGATGGGTTTTTGAATAAGTTAGCGGTAAGTGAAGAAATGAAAGGCGAACTTTCAAATCTTGTTCGTAAAGGAATAGAACAGCAAACCGATTATAAGACATTCGTTAATGGCTTAAAGGATGCCGTCGCAGGTAAACAAGGCATAAATGGAGCGTATGAACGCTATGTAAAAGGCTTTGCTCACGATGCGTTCTTTGCCCAGGCACAACAGCAAGATAATTTCTTCGCAGACCAATTAGGGTTAAATTATTTCGTTTATGGTGGCACAAAGATAAAGACCTCACGTCCGTTTTGCGTTGGTGGCCATGACAAAGGAGTGGATAAGGATTTTGAAAGCAAACTGTCAAAGGTTTTCAGTCGTAAAGATGCCGAGCAATTTGATTTACTTGATTGGAGTGGTAAAATTCCGGGTATAAAGTTCATAGTTCAAAAGGGCGGTTATCAATGCCGACACGAATTAATGTGGATCACAAAAGAGGCTGCAAAAAGGCGGGGTTATCCGGTTGCTGATGGTGACGAGGGTGCAGCGGTGCCAAAAATAAGCAAACAGCAAGAGTTAAAAGACAAAAAGAAAATCCTAAAAGCCGTATGACATTACAGGAAAACTATCTTTATAAGGCTATTACTGAAGCTTGTTTAAAGTACACGCATTTAGCAACCGACCACAGGAACGCTGCTAATTATATTGACGGCAAAGAATATCCGTTATTGTTTCCAAAATCATTATTTGACCTATGTCAAGGCAATGAAAAAAGAATTTATCAATATTATTTTAAGGGCGAAATCACACCGCAAAGAAGCTGGATCATAAAATTTAAAAACGAGTTTTCAATTATTGAACATTCCGAACACGGTAGGGACGACAATATAAAGTTTGAATACGATAAAGACTATTTTAAAGGGCTTAAACGCTCCCTGTTTGCACTTTGTCCTATTGGCGAGTGTAAATGGTTATACAGGTTGTTTGAAGCCGTTATGTGCGGTTGCATTCCTGTTATAGAAGAACAGGATATGTTTCATAATGTATTTTTTCATTATCATTGCGGAGAAAAAATGGAGTATTCCGAACAAAGAGCAAAAGAAAATTTAAAAATATTAAAAAGTAGGTTCACAATAAATTAAGAATTTTTAACAAATTAAATTTGACTTTTACGGATTTCTTTGTTTATATTTGCTGAAATTTAAAAACTAAAAATCATGGCAGGATTATTAAAATCAGTAAAAAACTTCTTCAAAGAAGTATTAAGACGTGAAAAACCGCAGGAATTAAAACCCGAAAGCGAAACAAAAGAAGAGCGAAACCCATTTTACAGGCCGTTAAAGGTTAAGGCAACACACACAACGACCTTTTTTTCTGAACTTGAAACCAAATGGCGCAAACAAAACAGAAAAAGAAACAAGGTTGCACGTTTTAGCCGTAGGTTAAACAGACAATATGCCTAAATGAAGTTCACAATAATAATGCAGTCTTTAATTTCTGAATATCCAAATTCCGCACGGAATAAGGAAACAAAACTTTTGAGGGCCGTAAATTCAGTTTTAAACCAATCCTTTCAAGACTTTGAATTGTTGATTATTTCTGACAATTGTCAAAAGACTGTTGATATTATACAACAAAACTTTGATTTAAGCGAACAGTTAAAGCTGTTTAAGAACGTAAGAGAGCGTAAGACAAAGGCGTGGAGTGCTGAATGTAGAAATATTGGTATATCAGAGGCAAAAGGTGAATATCTGCTTTATTTAGATAATGATGACTATTTTACACCCGACTATTTGGAAATGTTAGACTGCGAAATAACCGTTAAAAACCTTTACTTTGTTGATGACATTACATTGCATACGGACAATCCTATTCAAAGGCGGTGCAATATCAAACCGTTTATGTGCGGTACCTCCAATATAGTTCATAAAAAAGGTGTTTCGCGTTGGGCGGATATGGCACGTTACGGACACGATGACTGGCAATTTATTCAGGCACTGGTCAATGAGTACAAAGATTACAGACAATTAAACATCGCAGGTTATGTGGTCGCTCACATTCCTGCAAAATACGATAAATGATACACCAAACCACAAACACAACACAATACAACCGCTATCCTGAAATATTTGAGGTATGCAGGTCTTATTTTAAAGGCAAAAAACCCAAGATATTAAGTTTCGGGTGTTCCACAGGTGAGGAGTGTTGGACTTTGTCGAACGATTATTTTCCCGATTCAAAGATTGAGGGTGTTGATGTAGATAAAAACGTACTTTACAAAGCGGAACTCCAAAACCATCACAAAAATATAACCTATACCGATAAGCTGACAGGCAAATATGATATTATCTTTTGCATGTCTGTTTTATGCCGTTGGGAGGAAACAAAGGACAAAGTGGACTGTTCATCTATTTACCACTTTAAACAGTTTGAACGACAAGTTAAAGAATTGGATAAAAATTTAAATAAGGGCGGTTTATTAGTCATTTATAATGCTAATTTCAGGCTTAAAGACACACAAATTTATAAAAATTACAAACCGTATAAAAAGATTCAAAGCGGTTTTGTAACGAAATTTGATAAAAACAATCAGGTATTAGGAATTAACGATTTTGAAACCATATTTTTAAAGAAATGATAACACGGCAACAATACCTAAGAGCAAAACAAATTGTAAGAGAATATGAAGAGCGAAGCGATAAGCTGCTTACAATTAAACACCTAATGGAAATACACCCGGAACTAACAAAAGAAGAAGCGGGTAAATTGTTTATATTTTGTTCTGAACATACAATATTCTATAAAGAATGTTACGGCGACGGTAGTATTATGATGCCTAAATTTAAAGCGTTAAAGAAATGAATACAATGGTATTAATAGCGCACCACCACAAACCATTGGACTGGGTTAAAAAACTAAATGGTAATTTCTGTATTTATTCAACAGGAGATATTGAGAAAATAGCAATACATGGCGACAGGTCATTAAATATCAACAAGGGTATGGATGCAAACCACTACCTTAATTATATCATTGATAATTACGATAATTTACCGGATAAAATACTATTTTGCCACCATCACGAATTTGACTGGACACAAGACAGATCACTACCTGAAATAATCAATAACCTTAATTGGAATTGTGCAGATTACTTTTCCGTTGGTGCATACTGTAATACATGGCAGGCTTTACCGGGCAATCAGGAATGGTTGCGAAACTACGCTTTTTTATTACCAAATGGTAAGTTACCTGACAGTTTAGTTTATATCGCAGGAACGCAATTTGTCGTATCAAAAGAACTTATCTTAAGTCGCCAAAAAGAGTATTATCAGTTCCTTTTGGCGTGGTTATATTATACGGATATGCCGGATAACCAATCAGGGCGGTTCTTTGAATATACATGGCATTATATTTTCACAGGTAACGGAGTTGAAAAACAATATAAAGAAAGGTTTTTAAAATGACTATTTGGTTTTCACGAAAAATTAATGGTAAAAAGAAATATTGTAGTAAATCACTTTCTTTGTGTTACCATAAAAAACACTGGAAATTAATACAATGTTTTAATAATGGCGCAATACGTGGAAATAAATTAGATACCTGTTATGATTTTCATATTAATTTTTTAGGCATATTTTTTAGTTATACTAATTGGGATTACAATAGGTAAAACAATATCAAAACAGGTTTTTATGATAAAATATTTAAAAAACATTTTTAAGCACAAAAAGCACATGTTTTATATTTCAGATGTTTGCGATATGAAAAAGGATCCATGTTGTTATAAGTGTGGTAAAAAATTAAGCGAGTGCAATAAATGATAATAAACATTTACACATCTTTAAACGGAGTTGGATTAGAACAGGATGCCAATATTATAAGGGGCATACTGAATAAATACACCTGTTATGTGTTGGACTACATTAAACGGCAAAGAGCGCACACAAAAGGGGATTACGGCATACATTTAGAGATACCGCGCTACGATGAAATAGAGAAAAACCACATTAATATTTTAATTCCAAATGCTGAATGGTTTGATCCAAAATGGCTGGCTAACATAAAGAAATTTGATACCGTATTTTGCAAGACATTTCACGCTGTTGAAGTGTTTAAAAAGTTTCATCATAATTGCATTTATACCGGGTTTACTTCTAATGATATGTTCCTTGACATTGAAAAGGATAAAAGGTTGTTGCATATCGAGGGAAAATCTATGTTGAAAAATACTGATGCCTTGATTAGTGCGTATCAAATGCGACCTGAACTCCCGACATGTTATGCGATAAGTTCACGAAACACCGGAAAGTTAAACGGATTGGAATTTTTTGAACGGTTGCCTTATGATAAATTAAAGGTACTTTTAAACGCCTGTTTGATTCATATTTGCCCGTCCATGTATGAGGGGTTCGGACATTATATTAACGAAGCACGAAGCACCTGTGCGGTTATATTGACCACAGACCGGGAGCCAATGAACGAATTTATAACAGATAAACGGTTTTTAATTGATGGAATAAGAGCCCGGAATCATAATCTTGTGCCGTTGTACAAGGTTAACCCTATTGATTTAGCAAACAAAATTCAGGCGGTTTATAAGATGGATTTTGATGAGTTAATAGAAATCGGAAAACTTAACCGTGAAAAATATTTAGCATTGGATGTTGCATTTAAAGAAAATTTGATTAAATTTGTAAAATAATTAACACGGCATGAAAAAATTTAAAATATTCATATTCACATTGTTTTCTTATTTGGTTCAATTTAAGAACTGGATTATCTTTAAATACTTTTGGTATAAGCGCAAAATACAGTTTTACTACGCAAAGAAAAAAGCCGATACTATGCACACAATGACCGGCAGGAAATATTACGTCGTTCCTTCTGGTAAAAAATTACAGGTCGTTACCTCCGATGTGATAAAGGTTTTCAATAAGAATACAAAGCAGAAAATGAACGTGAACGACCTTTTAAAAATGAGTTATTATTCAACAAAATAATTATGGATTTATTAGGAAAAACACAAATTTCGATACTTGGCATGGTCCATGAAATTAGTACCTATAAAGAACATTCAAAAGAAGACCCATCAATGGGGACATCTGATTGTAAAATGGGCACCGTTAAACTGTGTGAAGGGATGCCTCCAGATATTGCAGAACAGACACTATTGCACGAAATTATCCATCTTATTGATAGAAATTTAGCAATAGGATTAAAAGAAAATCAAGTTATTTCACTGGCTGCCGGTTTGTATTCGGTAATTAAAGAAAACAATTTATAATGTACGCTTTTTGGGCCTGTAAAGACATTGGAAATTTCGGCGATATGGTTACGCCATATATCCTTGAAAAACTTGGTCAACAAGTAGAATTTTCGTGGATGCAGGGTATTGCTATGGATGGTTCTATTTTGGGCGTTGTAAAGCCTAATATGCACGTTTACGGGGCTGGGTTTATGAATGTAACCGATAAGTGCGAAAGCTCCAACATAAAATATGTAAGGGGCGAAATTTCAAAGGCTATTTTAAAAGCACAGGGAATTGATGTATCAAATATTAAAACACATATACCAGCGTTTTGTTTAGCCGAATTTATAGCTGATAAGAAACCGTTAAAAGACAAAGACTATGCGTTTCACTACATAGATTATTCAGATTTTGGAATTGATGTCAGGAAACCTGTTGAAACGGTTGTAAAAGAGATTTTAAACTGTAAAAACATTATTACTTCATCGTTACACGCTTATATCGTTGCACGAATGTATGGAAGGGGTGCTGCGCTTGTAAAAACATCACAACCGATAGCTGGTGATGGTATTAAGTACGTTGATGCCTTTAGTTGTTGGGGTGAGAAATCTTATATACCAATGGATATTAAGAACGATTCCGGAATTGAAAACGAACTAAAAAGAACCTACGGAAACCCAATAAAAATTGATAATAAACAGTTTCTAAAAGACTTAAACAATTATATCCAATCATTATGAGCGTTGTAGTAATTCCCTGTTTTTCAAGAGCCGATTTTCTTGAGGTTTGCCTTGACCATATCGTTAAGGCGGATGACTTCGATAAACACAAATATCTGTTTTGTTTAGATTACGGTTTTAACCCGGAAGTCTTAAAGATAATTAACAAATATCCGTTAATGGCAGCCGCTATGAAAGTACCGGACAACCATTTAAAAGATGGCAAACAGTCTTATAATGTCATCAATGGTTTGATTAAAGCAGCCGAAGTTTCAGATGACAAGGTATATTACATTGAAGACGACTGCTTAATTGCCAAAGATTTTTTCACGTTTACTGGCGGTGTTGTTGAAAAAGAAGACGTTTATTGCTGCATTGCTTCAATGTCCGACCGTCCGACAATAAAACCTGTTGATGACGGAAATTGCTATTACGTTAAAGAAAACGATAACGATTACAGGGGTATTGGTGTTTGCTTTTCAACTGCAAAGATTCTTGAATATTTGAAACCCCACCATGATATGCGATATTACAGGAACATAAAAGGATATTGCACCCGGTTTTTTCCTGACAGCGAATTAAAAGGACAATGGACTGAACAAGATGGGTTGCAAAGACGTATCATTGAAAAAAATAAATTAATGGTTGCTTTTAGTTCCGTTCCACGCTGTTTCCACGCCGGTTTCTATGGTTATCACAGGTCGGTTAAGGTGGCTTATGATGTACTTTCACATGAAGACAAAGTTAAATTCATTTACGATCATGTATTTGACTTGGAAAAGGTAAAATCAATCAGCAATAATACGGACTGGATTCAAGACAGCATACCAGTAAATCTTAATACAAATCACGACACAATTATTAACCAAAACGAAAAAAAATGATTAAAGTAATTGATTCTTTAGGCGAAGTCCACGAAATAGACGATGGACTTTGGGAAAAATTAAAAGCATTGCCAAAATGTAAGTACAGGCTTGCGGAAGTTCCGATACCAAAAGAGGTTGTTGAATTCAAACCCACTCACGCAGTAAAAAACGAAGTTGAAAAACTTATTGATGAAAAAACGTGCGATGGCAAATGTGAAAAGCATGAAATTACAGTTACGGCAACGGCTGCGGAAGTTATCGAAGCTGTGAAAGCGGACACCAAAATTTCCGAAACATCGAAACAGACAGTAAAACCAGCAAACAAAGGTGGGAGGCCGAAAAAGAAATGAGTTACCTAATCAGAAACAAAAAAACAGGCGTTGAGTGTTGGGTTGAGCAGGAAACTCTCGATCAGATAACCGACCTAAAAATGTGGGGTACTTTTGAGCGTATTAACCCTACAAACGCAAAAGAAAAGGGCGTTAAGGTTTCCACGCCAACGGAGGTAATTGAGTTTATCAAACAAAAGGAAATCACACCGGAAAATAAACCAAAGTATAAATCTAAAAAAGTAAAATAATCATGGCAGAAGAAAATGAAAAATTAGCCGTTTTAATGAGTTTTATCACAAAGGCGTACAATAAGACCGAATCGGAATTAAACGACCTTATAAGCGATGAAACTGGCGTTAAACAGGATGCTTTTGAGAATCTATTAACCCTTGACAGCGCAAAGGTCAAAAAGTTGAAATCTGACAGTCAAACAATGTTCGATAAAGGTTATCAGAAAGCCGAAGCCGAAATCAAATCAAAGGCAGAAAAATCATTCAAAGAAAAGACCGGATTTAATGACGATGCAGAAAACTTTGAGGAGTTACTCGATAAGTATGTTGAACAACAGGCAAAGAAAACAACACAGGCAACAGATGATGACGTAAAAAAATCACAGGCTTATCTGTCGCTTGAAAAAGAGTTTACCAAATTCAAAGGCGAAAGCATACCAAAGGCAGACCACGAAAAGTTTGTGAACGAAATCACACGAAAAGAAAAGTTATCAAAGGTGAAAGAAATTGCCTTAAAACTCCGTAACGAGGTAAACTTTGAAAAGGCAGACAACCCAACAGTTCAAGGCAAACGTGACGACTACTTTTTAAGGGACATAACCGATGAATACGACTTCGAGCCAGCCGGTGAAAACGATTTCATCATAATCAAAGACGGCAAAAGAATGGAAGATGAACACGGCAACCTGATAAAGTTTTCAGATTTCGTAAGCAAAAAGACCGCTGAACATTTTGTGATATTGAAACAAAGCGCAAAGGGTAGTGCCGAAAATCAAAACCCCGATACCAAAACGCAAACAGGAATAACCATCAAAGACGAAACCCACTATGCCGAGTTAATGGCTGACATTGATGCACGACAGGCAAAGGAAACCGATCCCGCTAAAGTCATTGAGATTCGCAAAGAACGTGCGAAACTTGGTGAAACGTGGATGAGTCAAAGTAAAAAATAATTTCCGTAAACCAATCAATAGAATTAGCCTGTCAGAAATGACGGGCTTTTTTATTTTTTGAAAAATAAATAACTTTTTTCTTGCTTATTTAAATTCAAAGTAGTACTTTTGTATCAATCTCTCAAAACCTGAGTTGCCATTTTCTCCTTTAAATGGATGATAAGGTGCCGGAACCTCAAACCGGATGCAGTTTGCAGGACACTAAAAACCTGATGCAAAACCAAATCATTTATTAATTTTAATTTAAGGAGAAATATATATGAGTACAGTATCAGGTGTGTTCAGCGAAACCACACTTTTAAACATCAGGTCAAAAGTAGACCAAATGATGTTCGGAGACCGCACGTCGCTCCAATATAAAGCCCGTGTAAACGCTTTAACGGAAACAATGCCAAAGATTATGACGGCAAACGTTACAGCCTTTAAAGATAAAAAGAAAAATAACAAGGTAGAAGTTGAATGGATGAACGCCTGCGAAATCGTTGATCAGGCTTGTACCACCTGTTCTGTTGGGGGTGCCGAACTTTCAACAAATACCGAAGTTTACGAATTAACCCAATGCCGGGAAGTTCCGTTCACAGTAAACCGTGAAGACTTTCAGGATAACGACTTTGGATATGAAGAAGCCGTTGCAAAAGGGCTGCTTACAGCCGACAAGCTGTTATCTGAATATGTCGTACAGACTTATTTAACATTCCTGTTTAATTCAATGGGCGTTAACCAAATGCCATCATTTACAGGTGACATTGGAACAGTCGCAGGACATACCACAAATATTGCCACCGCTGATTGGGATGCTGAAGCCGTAAACTACATTACTAAAGTAACGGATTATAACCAATTTACCAATCCGGTTAACCTGTCAGGTAATTTGCTTTACAACAGCCTTAAACAAATGCAGATGTTAGATCAGAACCTTATGTATAAGGGTTATCTCGACATGATTAACGCTGGTAATATCAGCTGGGATGTATTCAATATGCAGAAAGCCGGATTGTCCGATTATCTATTTTCAATTTCAACAGGCGCTATCGCTTGGGCGAGTAAATCATATTACGGCCCGGGAGTTGAAGACTACGGAAAAGAAGGTAAGAAATGGTCACTTAACAGCCAATTCATACCCGGATTAGTTCTCGAAGTTCATTACAATAATGATTGCGTTAACGATTTCATCAAAGAAAATTATAACGTGAAAATTCGTTTTGACTTCTGGTTAAATCCTGCCGGTTGCGTAGCTGATAATACCGGAGTATTGTCATTCCATCGCACTTAAGATGCCGTGATGGTGATTGGAGGGCGTGGATCCGTTCCCCCTCCTTTCATTATTAACATTGCGGGGTGGTGTAACGGTAACACGTGGGTTTCATAAGCCTGAGTTCCAGTCCGAATCTGGCGACCGCAACCAAAGATCAAACAATATGAGTGAAATAGTACCGATAAATCCGTGTTTTGATGATATAATAGGTTTAAGCCGTATAGACTGCGGTTGCTTTGAAGACAACCTTTATATGACATCTAACTCAACTCTTTATTTAGATGAAGCCGAGGGGCTTAATTTGCGTACCATAGACAGTATAAAGAACTGCGACAATGCAAATGACTTATGGCTGTTGATGGACACGGCAAGAAATAACGGAATAAGTAGGTTTATTTCAGATACCAATATTGCCCTGATTCAGAAATATGCACCACAAAGAAGTAATTACAAAGGAACAGTAGGCGAGCAGACATATAAGACGAACAGGGCAATTAATCATACTTACGCAGGAGTGAGAATGAGAACGGCAAATGTTGTTGGTGGGTTTATGAAACTCACAAATATTAAGACTATTTTTTCAGGTACCGATACATTTAACCTGTTCATCTATAATAACCTTAATGAGTTACTTCATACGGTAAGTATTAACACTACGACAAATTCTGTTACGAATAATCTCGTAAACATCACGCTCCCTATGTGGGATAAGCGGACACAGGAACTTGAATATATTTTTATTTATCAATACGATTCATTAAACCAGCCAAAAGATAACCAACTGTCTTGTAATTGCGGTGGGGTTACATATCCGTTTAATTGCCAATATCCATACTTTCACAGCCCATCAAATAAAATGAAAGGTTGGAGCAAATGGATCATGCCGACAAATATTGAAACAAGTACATTGGATTTTTCAGATTTGAGTTGCACGTCTGCAAACTACATGAACGGTTTAACTTTTGATATTTCGTTTTGGTGCGATGTGAGCAGACAATTTTGTTTTGATGAAGCGGATCTGAACGACAGGCAGTTTATTTCCGTTGCCTATGCTATTCAGCACGTTTCAGCTTATTACCTATGCACTCAGATTTTGACTTCGCCAAATATCAACCGTTACACTATGATTAATCACGAACAGTTGAATGCCTTAAGGCAGTTGCACGAAGACAAATACAAAGAACTGATTACTTATTTAGTAGAAACAACCGACATTACAAACACAGACTGTTTAACCTGTAATAACAAAATAAGAATAGGAAAATCCCTGTTATGACACTTGACGAACTGATGAACAATATTGACACGCTAAAAAAATACCTTGTTGAGGATTTCAATAAGGATATTATGCTTTTGGCTGCTAATGATATGGTTGCTGACGTAAAAGACAGGGTGCAAAAAACAGGCGAACTCACAGACGGATCAAAACGGAAATATTCAACACGGGGCTTTGTTTTTAAGACAAAAGATTTCCTGCAAAAGTCAGCAATACCAAAATCAAAAGGCGGTGGCGTGCCAGTAGAGGTGTTTTTAAAAGGAGGTTATGAAGAGTTTAGGAGGATACAGGGATTACAAACAGCCTTTAAAGATTACAATTATTCAGGTGAAATGTGGCGTAATACCAAGCCATTAAAAGAGAAAACGGATAGCAAATTTGTTTATATCGGAGGCACAACACCAATGGCCCAAAATAAGATTAATTTAAACAGCAAAAGAGACGGACAGCCAATAACAATGCCGAACCCAGAAGAAATAGAAGTGCAAACAGCATTTATAAAAGATAAATTAATTGAACGAATAAACACCTTGTTAAATGTGTAAATGTAATAACCCAAAACCAACACCTATAAAACGATGACAGCGTTTTTACTGACAACTTTATTCCTTATTGCCGGAGCCTTTATCGTTTCGGTTTGCGCTTGGGTATATGCCGAAATTCTAACCGACAACGGTATGCTTTTAGGGCGTGTTTTTAACATCATAAACGAGCGTTTGCCGTCTTGGATAGGTAAACCTATAATGACGTGTGTTTATTGCGTTGGCGGTCAAATGGCGTTATGGCTTTACATTTTTTTAGTGTTTCACTTTACAGAATTAGAATATAATTTACTTCATCACATAATTTTTATTTCATTCACAATTTTTTATATTAAAATAATAGACAAATCATGGCAGAATTAAGACACATTGACTTCACGAAAGGGGAGTTGAAAACAGAAAAACACACTTATACCATAGCCAAAAGTATAAGCGTAGAAAAGTATCAGGAATTTGAACTCCTGCAATGTCAGGTTGCTTACGGGTATTCTTTTGAAGAGATACAAAGGATATTAATTGCAGCTATCGGGCACTTGAACAAGGCGGATTTCGTACAGGCAGCGGTTGTTTTAGATAACCTACGCAATAGTATCAATAACGGAATTGAAAAACGTGAAAGCCCCATTATAAGGCTTTGTATGCTTTTCCTTATCAGAGATGATGAAAATGAAAGGGAATACTCCGAAGCATTCCATAAGGACAAATACAACGATGTGGTAAATTCAGGGGTTGATTACAAGGATTTTTTTACGCTCTCAATGAACATATTGCCGGGTTTATTGGGGGCTTACAAAGAGATTTCCCAAGCTACTATGAGCGAGACGGCAAAACTAATAAACGAGTTGACAGCTACCGAAAAAGAGAAATCGAAATAAAACAATTTTGGACAAAACTAATAATAGATATGGCAAAAGCAACCGGACAAAGTTTTTCAGAGTTGAAGCGCCTGTCTATACACGAATTTTTAATGATTTATACACAACTTGTTAAAGACGTAAAATAATGCCGGAACCTGTAATTATAAAAGTTGGTGCTGATTTAAGCGATTTAACAGCAAAGTTAGAGTCTTTTCAAAGTCAATTAGACGAGTTGAAAGGAACGGTAAGACAGCCGGGCGAAGAGTTGAAAAAATCTTTTACAGGAGCAACCGGGGCGATTAACGAAGTTAAAATGTCGGCAAAACAACTTGATAATGAAATCAGGGCTGTTACCGAAAGTATGAGGAAAACAAACGATCCTAAAGCTACTGCGGCATTAAAACAATATAAACAGGAATTATTACAGGAAGAGGCTGCATTAAACAAAACAAAAACGACAACTAAAGGTTTGCAATTAGAGTTACGTGGGCTGATAAAAGAAATGTCTGCTTTAGATTTAGCAGGTAAAAGAAATTCAGCAGAATATGATGCTCTTTCTCAAAAGGCGGGTAATATGCGGCGTGTTATTGACGATGCCAAACAAACAATAAAGGCTTTAGGAAGCGACACAAAATATATTGACGGTGCTATTCAGGGCGTTCAGGGATTAATCGGGGCTTTCAGTATTTTTCAGGGCGTACAAATGCTTGTCGGTAGTGAAAATGAAGACTTCCAAAAGGCAATGTTGAAAATGATGGCAACGATGCAAGTGCTTAACGGTGTGCAACAGGTGGCTAATATTTTGCAAAAGGAATCCGCATTAATGCAAACCGTAAACGCAACGGTAATAAAAATAAATGAAGAAATATTAAGAAGGCAAACAGCGGCATTAATAGCAGACACGGCTGCAACAAACACCAATACCGCTGCTAAAACATTAAGCAAGGGCGTTATCGGACTTGTTATTTTGGCGGTGGCTGCACTTGTGGCAATTACTGCAAAATTAATAAAAGATCAGGATAAAAGAAAAGCCCAATTAATTGAAGAAAAAACATTATCAGAGGGGCAAATAGCAACATTAAAGGAACTACACAAAACAAGGGTAGATGCCGAAAAACAAAACCAAACAGAAATAGTAAGTGCAAAAGTTTTATTTGGCGCATTAAAATCGGCAGCCGAAGGAACACAAGCAAGAAAACAAGCAATAGAGGATGTTAATAGTCAATATGGAAAATATTTACCTAATCTTTTAACTGAAAAAAGTTCTGTTCAGGAAATTGCGGACGCATATAATAATGTTGTAAGTGCTATATATTTGAAAATTCAAGCACAGGCATCAATGAAGGCCGCTGAAATTTATGCTGATGAAGGTATTGCGTTACAGGGCAATATAGACTTGTTGGTAAATCAAAAAGATGCACTTGATAAATTTTTAGTATCTTGGAATGATTATGTAAACAACCCTGTTGAAAATCCTGAACCAGTTAAACCGGCAATACTTGGTACGCTTTCAGCGAGTACAGCCACATTAGACGAACTTAATATACAGATAACAAAAAACAACGACCTTTTAAAGTCTAATAAATCAAGAGCCGAATCAGCAATAAATACAGCAATTTTATATACAAAATCTGTTGACGGTCTTACATACTCACATGATAAAAATACAAAATCTGCAAATAAAAATACAAAAGACCGTTTAGCAAATACTGAAAAATTAAACAGAGTTGGTAAGGAGGTTGCCGATTTAACAATTTTACAATTAAAACTTGAAAAAGAATATTCTGATAATTTACACCTACTTAATAAACAATTTGATTATGGTTATATATCTACAAGTCAATATGAAGAGGCTGTAAGTAAACTAAATATCACGTACGGAAAAACAAATGAGTTATTTGGCAAATTAACAAAAATTGATTTATCCGGTTTTATGAGGGAATACGAAAAAAGTATTTCAGATCAAGGTATTTTTTTCCAATCATTTTTACAGGAAGGCGATACGTGGAACCGAGAACGCACAAATCAAGTAATTGACGGCACTTTGTCAATGTACAACCAATTAAACGACATTCTTTTAAAAAACGAAGCGCAAAAGAACGACCAATTAATTAAGGGTATTGATGACCGTTACGCAAAAGAAAAAGAGAAACTCGATGAAGACCTTAAAAATAAAAAACTTTCACAGGAACAATACGACAAAGAAGCCGTAAAACTTGAAGAGCAAAAAGACAGGCAAATAGCAAAGATTAAGCGTGAACAGTGGAAAAAAGAACAAAAGGCTGCAATAGCAAAGGCAACCATTAATACTTTAGTGGGTACTACTCAGGCATTAGCTGAGGGGGGAATTGCCGGGATTATTACGGGTGCTTTGGTTTTGGCTGCCGGTATTGCCGAGGTTGCCAGTATTTCATCACAGAAAAACCCGTACCGCAAAGGAACGGCACAAATATTAAGCGGTAACTCACACGAGGGGGGCGGAATATCATTAGGACAATTTGGAACAGCCGAGGGCGGTGAAATGCTTGGGATTTTAAGCAAGAAAAACACAAAGAGGTTTGGCAAACCCATGTTAGAATTGTTCGATGGAATTAATAAAGGCAACGACAGCAAAATGATGAAGGGACTAAGCGGCTTGGTAATTAGCGCAATGCCTGAAATAAGACAAGGCAACCAGACCGTAAACGTACCGAAACAGCCGGAACTTGCAAAGATGTTGCAGATCATGGAAAAACCACAGGAAACCATTACAATAATAGGAAATAAAAAGATTATTAAAAAAGGTAATTATACCCGAATTGTACACTTATAAAATAAAATATCGAAGCGGTCAGATACCGGGCAACCCTCACGAAGAGGCATTGATCACACGCAATATAAAGCCGTATGTTGATGGTAATTTGGAACGCAATGAGGACGCTTACAGGGTTAGGATTAAGTTTACAGGCAAGATTACATTGATGAACAGCCCCGGAGTTTCAGACTTCGATTTGTTCAAAGAAATTGAATCTTTAAACTGGGCGAAAAAATGTTTTA